GTCCTATAGGTGTTGGTTTTCTGGGTACAAAATGTGCGATGGTTGGGAATTATTTTGTTCCATATTATAATTCAGAGCGCATATATGCATCCTTGGTTTCAGATATTACTGCTAAAAGTGATGATGAGACTATTGGAAAATGGTATGCCTTATTGCACTTGTCATGGCACGATGATGAATTGTTTGATGCAATTTCTATTGCGATTTTAAATGCGATTAAAAGTGTAGATGGTCCTTATTCACAGCATTTGCGTGAAAATGGTGTTCCTAGTAAAGATCGAGTTGTTAACAGCTATTGGTTAGGTACTGAAGGACACGATTCGAGCGTGCCCACATGGATGGAGGTGGTTTTTAAAAAGTATGAATACGAAATAAATGGCTGCAATGAGATCGGAACGAAGAGTGATGTCTCACTTGAATCGCTTAATTGCGAATAAACAATTAACAAAGAATGGAAAGGATTGGTTAGTCGTCGCGACTGATCCATTTCATGATACCGAAGCGACGTGCGAAGGCTATCCGGACGTAGTTAGTTCTCGAACTATTGTCCAGTGTGTCACGCAAACAATAAACGTGGAGACTCCCTTGTCTAATGATGATAATTGGGATTGTCATGTGTTTTTATTTCCGAGTACCCCTAGTTGGGATCAAGGAAATGGGGTAGATGTTCTTCCTGGAGCATTCTATCAAACAACAGTTTCTGTAGATGGGAGTTCAACTGAGATTTCGCAGTTGTCTCTTCTCCCTATTTATGCTGGTTATAATGTTATCAGTTGTACCAATGGTGCTGATTGGACAACTGCCACGACAACAAATGGGAGTTCTACACATGCTGTTGCCTGGCCTACGACTTTTGGTGCTGGGCAAGTGCGTTTAATATCTGCTGGGTTTGAAGTTGTAAATACTACTGCAGAGATCAATAAGCAGGGCTCTGTCACTTCTTATAGAAGTCCTGCAACTACATCTCCAGGCCTTTTTGATTTGGCTGCTGAACCGAGTCAACGACCTGTTTACATTGAGTGGAAAGCTTTGCCCCCAACAACTCAACCCGAAGCTGCGTTGTTCCCGAGTTCCAAAACTTGGGCAGCTGCAGATGGGATTTATAGTATTGCTACTATGGATACTACTCAAAATCCCTTTCGGTCACCTATTCCTTCGTGGTCTGGGATGATTCAAACTCCTACTCAATCTAGCTTAACTGCTGGTGATCCGCGTCTTGCGTATACACCTGCTTGGAAGTTTTCAACGGAGTTTGATTATGTTGCCGGACCTAATTGCCATGCGATTGATTTTGATTCGCATGGATGTGTTTTTGCTGGATTATCTACTGGTACGACTTTACAGGTCACCACTAGATATTTCTTTGAAAGGATTCCTGATCAATCGGATCCTAATTTATTGGTTTTGTGTAAACCATCTCCCGCTTATGATCCTTTGGCATTGGAGATTTATTCTCATGCCTGTTCTGAGCTTCCAATCGCTGTTAAGGTTGATGAAAATCCATTGGGAGAATGGTTTGAAGAAGTTATGAATGTTGTTTCCTCTGCCCTTCCTGCTATAGGGGGTTTTTT